CAGGCCGTCAGCCGTCTGTTCCGCGGCGGTGTACACCACGCTGGGCGTGCCCACTTCGATCGTCCTGACCACCGCCATGCCCTGCAGTATCTCGACGCGATACTGCTCAACGCTTTCGCCCAGCGGCACCACGCCGCGGCCGAGGCCGGGCACCGAGTAGCGCGTGCGGCGGATCCAGGTGACGGTCAGATCGTTGTTGCCATCCCGGCTGCCGTCGACATGCACCGGCGAGAACGGCCGCAGGCCCTCGCCGGTGTTCTCGAAGGTTTGCGTCGGGTTGTCGCTCGGCGCCGTGAAATTCGAGACCGGCCGGTACACACGCTCGGCGTCCAGATCGGAGAGCCCGAAGCTGTTGCGGCGCAGCGTGTCTGATTGCAACAGCACGAACACTTCATCGGGGCCATGGTTGGCCACGGTGTGTTCCGTTCCCCTGCGCCCGCGCAGCAGCCCGCTGAGCTCATAGGTCTGCTCGGCAATCAGCGTGGCGGTAGTGAACTGGATGATCTCACCGCCTTGGCCATCCGCCGGGCCGATCCAGGCCGCATTGCCGCCATTGAGCACATTCAGCTCGGAAACACTCTCGAGCTCGTCGCGCTCGTAATGCAGCACCACCGTCAGCGTGTTGCCGCGGTCCCAGATATCGACCGGGCCTGTCGGCAGTGCGGTAGTCACATCGCCAAGCACCGCACGCACATCGATCGCCGCCACATTGTTGAACGTTTCGCCATTATCGACGGAGCGTTCCAGCACGCCGCCGCGCCAGCCGACCTGGTCGCCGGCGGCCACCCAGTAGAAGCCAGCGTTATCATCCTCATCCCGCAGGATCGGGCTGTCCATCATCACCAGGCGCGTCAGGCCCGGCAGCCTGATCGGGTTGGCCGGGATGTTCGAGCTGCTGCCAGTAGCGGTCGACAGGAATGCTTCCGGGTCCACGTAAGCCGCATGCATCTCGAGGACGCCATCGTGGCCGCGGATGATGTTAAGGATCCGGTGCGCGATCACATTGCCGGCAATCGCGAAGCCCACCACGTGCGCCGGCGAGATGCCGATCCAACGATCCGACACATTGAACCGCGCGCTACGCCGGGCCGCCCAGGCATCCCATAGTTCGCGGTCGGCAAGATGCCGTGCCTCGTCGACGCTCAGCACCACCGGCATCTCAACGCGCAGGTTGTTCTCGCTCGAGCCCGAGGCGCGGCTGGCGACCTGCGTGTTCACCTGGAAATCCATTTCCGGATCCGGGTAATTGACCGCCACCTCGCGCGGCAGCCGCATGTCGCTGATCGACTCATGCCGCACCGGCTCGATGCGGCCGCCATCGGCCGCCTCATGGCAGCCCATGTCGACGATCGGGATCACCGCGCGCAGGCCGTTGCCGCGGCGGATGCAGCGGATCTGTCCGGACTGTTCGGCCACATCGAAGTTGTACGCGCGCGTCAGCGGCTGAAGGGCCTGGTAAGCCGGCCCCCCCTGGGAGACCACGTAGCCGCGCAGCGCCATCGTCAGCGTGGACGTGGAGGCATCAAGAATGCCGGCGCGCTCGCAGATATCGCGTACCACCGCGCCCACAGTGGTGCTCTGCTGGCCCACCACCTCCACCTCGATGTTCGGCATCGCATTGCCGTAGTCGGCCAGCTGCAGGTCCTGGATGAGCAGATAGGCGGTGTGGCGGTAGGCCGGCGTGTTGCCCACGCCTTCGAAGGCTTCGATAGTCGGATCGATCTGCTGCGTACCGTTGCCCTGGTAAAACCGCAGGACACCGAAAGGGCCGCCGTCCTGCACGCCGAAGCCGGGATCCGGCACGCTATCGGCGCTGGCCACCACCACCATGCCGACGTCCGTGGTGGGCGCCGGCGGCTGCGAGGCCAGGGCGTTGATATCGAACAGCAGCTTACTGTTGGCCCAGATGCGGCTGATGCCATACACGGACCCGGCGCCGAGCGCGATCGCCAGCGACATGCGGTAGCTGTACTCGGTCACACTTTGGCCGCCGCCGCCTTTGCCGCCCGAACTGCTGGTCTTTTTCGATTCGATCAGCCCGGTCGACCAGATCACGTTGCCGGCGATCCGGTTGGTGGGACCATAGATCAGCGGGATGGGTGTGCCGTAGGTAGAGGCGGTGATCTGCAGGTCGGACAGCCGCGGGCCCTGGATCGGATCGGCCGGATCCACCAGGCCGCCGACGAAGCCGCCGAGCTGCGCACCGATGGCGGCGCCGGCAGGGCCGCCGAAAAAGAAGCCGACAGCGGCACCGCCAATGGTAAGGACTTCACGCGCCACCGGGCACCTCCGCCAGCGCCGGATAGCGCCACACCGAGACGACGCGGCACCGCCATTCCGCGGTCAGCCCGTGCTCGACCACCCGGCCGATATCCTCCAGCGCATGGATCAGCGTAAGCCGGCCTTCATGCGCGGCCAGCAGGCCAAGGTGCATCGGCAGATCGCGACGCCACTGCATCCACAGCACATCGCCCACACGCATCTCGGCGAGCGGCACAGGCAACAGGAAGGCACGCAGGGTGCGTTCCATGCGCCGCGGATTCGGGACGCGCCCGTAATTGCTATGCCCACGCCAGCGCTGCAGAAAACCCGGCGCGAGATCGCAGGCCTCGGCCACGCCGCGGACCAAGCCGGCGCAGTCGCAGCCCACCCCTTTGAGCGCAGCCTGGTGGTGGAACGGCGTGCCTACCCAGGAGCGGGCCTCATCAATGACTGCCAGTGCTTTGTTATTGTTCATAGTCACTACGAATCCGGTGTCTGCACAATGGCGTCACGCCCTGGCACATCGGGAAAGCCGCCGTAGTTGACAAAGTTATCGAATTTATTCTTGCAGGTCTCCAGGCTTTTATCGCAGCCTGGCGTAACCTGATATTCATCACCGGCCTGGATATTGTAGTGAACCGGCTCCCACAGAACAAACTGCCCAGGCGTGTATTGTTTGACTTGACTCTGCTGCCCGGCGTTGAGGCCCGTCGTCCAGACCAGTTGCCCCAGATCGAAATACCCAGCAAGCGCCGCGCCTGAGCCCTCGAGGCAAAGGCCGTGTTCGCCTCCGGGAAATACAGCCCATGGCCGCCGGTGCGCGCCTGCGTCGTGGAGACACGCGGAATCGAACTGATGCCGCCCGACAATTCCGCCCATACCCCCGAGAGCATGACATCGCGGCCGCCGTTGGGCGCCGTGCCGTAATGATCGAATCCATCACACCACAGTAAGGCCATACAGTTGTCCTATTTAGAATCCGGCGTCTGTACGATAGCATCCCGGCCGGGCACGTCCGGGAAGCCCCCATAATTAACGAAATTATTGAACTTGGTTTTGCACGTCTCGGGCTGTTTGTCGCAGCCCGGGCGCGCCTCGTATTCATCGCCGATGGCAATCGCCGAGATTGTCGGGCGCCAGAGCACGAACTGACCGCCGGCAAAGGTCTTGATCTCCGATATCTGCCCGGTGTTCGCGCCTGATGTCCATTCCAGAACGCCCAGATCAAAATAACCGTCCGCCTCCGCCCGGCTGCTGTCCCAGAAAGTCCGGTGATGCGCGCGCGTGGCCGCGTGCAGTACCGGCAGCTGGGTGACATCGCCCGTGACAGCCAGGGCGTCCAGGTCCACAGTACAGCGCGAATCGCCCAACTCCCAGCGGCAGCCCGGCGTGAAGAATTGCAGCAGCGGCCGTTGCTGCAGCTGGGCGCCCCGCGTCAGGACCTCCATGGCGAAGCCTTCATCGCCCTGGCTGAGGTTGCCGGCCACACCCTGGGTCAGCAGGCGCGGCACCGGGTTCTCGATATCCCAGGGCACCAGCCAGATCTCCACGCGCGCCCGATCGAACAGCCCGGCATACAGATCCGCTTCCGTGATCGCGGCATCGGCGACGATGCCGGCAAGCTCCACGTTGCCCGGCGCGCCGAGCAGCGTGCCGAGCTCCGAGGCCGAGGCTGCCAGGCTGTAGCATGGCCCATAGGATTCGCACTGGATCGTCAGCGGTCGATCATGCGAGGTGAACCGGAACACCTCACCATCGCGGCGCTCGATGCGCCAGCACTGAGCCCAATGGGTGAAGCATGGCGTCATTTCCCGGGCCAGCACCAGCACCACTGCCTGGGTCACACGCTCATCGTGCACGATCGCCGGCGATACCTGCTCGGCCGACATGCTCACGCGCAGGCGCGACGTGTTCAGCGTGTCGTCTGTCCATGGCAAGCCGGTCGACGGGTCGACCTCGATCACGCTCTGGTACCGTGCATAGTCCGGACCCAACACGATAGGGTCGGCGGACACGGTTGCCTCCATCGCCGGCGAACCATCAAGCGGCACCGTAAATCCGAATTCCACCGACACCGATATCCCCGACGGCGATCCGCTGAGATCCGATTCTGCCACCGGGCCAGGCTGCACCCCACAGCATTCCGAATAGGTAATGACAGCGCTGTTGATGCCATCGCTGAAGAGAACCCCGCAATTGAGCGGGAGCTGAAAGCTGGGGTCGATGATGACCCCACACGCGATGGTCGGCCTCAGCCAGTAATCCCGGGTGTCGATTGGCGGGGTAGGAGGATCGCCTTCGAAGTCTGCCAGGCTGAGCGGGATCCACGGGGTCCAACACGAGGCTGGGCCTATATAGACAATGGAAAATCGTGAAAACTGTATCTCACCGACTATATTGCGCCATAGAATTCCGGGCGGATCAACCCTTTCCACCTGGACGTCTGGATCGAAGACACAGTTCCGCTTAGTCGGCGAGTCCCCACCATTGAAACAGCCAACGCCGCTCCAGTTAGCAAGGAGATAGAATAAGGCATCCACGAAATTATCAAAGTGATCGATCGCGTCCTCTACGGACCCCTCTCCTATCCAGTGCCAATCATCACCGCCGTGCAGTTCGAGAACGAATGCACCAGTATCCGCCCACACTATAGACGGCGGCTTTATGCCATCTGTGAATGCCTGACTGAACAGATCATTCAGCGCGTCTTCGAACGAGTCGAAACACGCATCCACCGCGGAGACGAAAGACCCATCGTAGGTAATACAGGATTGCCCCTGATGCAGTTTCTCCGAATTACCAGCGCCCGTCCCTTTCATCATGGCGAGCGCCGTGACTGCTAATATTTGCTCATCGTCCAAGGCCAGCATATCGAACAGGAACTCAGACACCGCCGGCGCATCGGCCACGATGTAGGAGGTATCGCCGTCCGAGGTGAGGATTGCCTGGT